TACGAAGATTTGGATGAACAAGCCACTCCTGGATCTACAGCACAAGGTGTTTACAATGAAATGATTCAAGCCTGGACCGATGAAAAAGATCATCTGGTCATACCATTTCCTAACAGCCCCAATGCTACACTTACGAGACCTCAGTTGTGGAACGCACTTGTGACTCTGGGACAAGTAGCGCCAAATCGTCGAGCAAAATATATAGAATCAAAATTTAATGATTTTGAAACATTCATGCGCTGGCTCAACCAGATAAAACGCTACAAAGTTCCGGCTAAGAAAAAGAAAAATGTACAGCAGGCCATGGATCTACAACCACAAGTAGTAGCGCCACCATCAGTTGTACAGGTTGCCGAACCACAAGTTCCAATGGCCGAAACTCGCGGTCAAAAAAAAAATTCTGAAGAACCAGATCTAACAGGGTCCACAGCTCGTGATGCTACAGTACAACGCGAACTTCAAAAGGTCCGTGCTCGTCATCCATCAGCACGCACTGATATTGAAGCATTAATCAAAGACGAGATTGTTAATCAAGAACGAGTTGATCACGAACTTGAAAATTTAGAAACAAAAGATAACCAACAAGATGCCCAGGTAAAACAGGCACTGACCTTGAATCGTCAGCAAGAACAAGAAATTACCAATCTTAATCAGGAGTTGTCAAGACTTGATAATAAACTAAATCAGGTTATGTCCACTACTGTTGCCCAACCTGCAACACAACCTACCCAGACCACAACAACTACAAAGGCAACTCCTGCTACCGCAACACCATTAGCAGTAACTCCAGCAACAACACCAACAACTGTACCAGACACAGATAAATCTGCGGCTGAAATTGCACGCCTGGAAAAACAGATACAACAGTTGGAGCTGATGATGACTCTCAAAACTCCAGCACAACAAGATGATCTCCGGGATCGTATCGACGCCTTGGAAAAAGAGCGCGATGCCAAGGTAGAAAAACAAAAGGCCTCCACAGCCAAAGGTGTTGCTACTAGAAAAGCCAATAAGGACAAGGCCGCGGCCGCGGTCGCAATTGAAAAACCATCAACCGCACCAACTACAGTTAAGCCTGAAAAAACACAAAAACCTTACTATCCCAATACTGCCGGTATAGCAGGCATGGGCGGATCTACTAAAGCTAAACCCAATAAACCAACCGGTATGGATTTTTTAGATGATCTCCTTAAAGGTCACAAAATTGAAATGGACCCGGGCGAAACAACCGAACTTGATCCGGAAGAATTACGACAAACTGCCGAAGTTGATGAAAGTACCGACAATCCTTTGGATACTGGTGCAGGCAAACAACTGAGTCGCACGCCTGAAATTCGTAGACTCCGTCAGCAAAAAGACTATGAAATGATGTTGAAGAAAGAACTGGCCAATCGTATTGCAGATCGTGATGCTGAAGATGATGAACAGGATTTCCAAGACATTTCTGAAAGCACCATGAAACGCCTGCTGAGTGATCTTGACGACATGTCAGATGCTGATTTTTTAAAGTTGTACAAGCGACCCAAACAGTACTGGCGCAATCAAATGGCCGCTAAACCTGTTGCCAGCAAAAACATCATGGATCTTGATTCTGACATCAATACTGCTCGAACTCGACCTACTGTTGATCGCACAGGTCGCATGGTTCGTAACAAGTCTGCTAATGCACAACAAGGCATGCGTCGCATGTTGGGCAAGCCTAAACAGACTCTTTCTGCGCCCGATCTTAATCCGGTAGAAGTTACCATGCAGGTGCCCAACAGAAAAACTGATCGTTATGATTTATTACCGGCTAGAATTTTTAACAGCGAAGCTGAAGCCCGTGAGTTTGCCCGTAAAGTCAACGGCCACATCACCAGCATAAAGCCTGTCATGCACGAAGGTCAATGGGGTGGAAGTGGAGCCGCAGGACTACGCGATCACTATGCTGTGTATACCAAACAAAACGGTCAAGTCAAGCGGATCAAATCCACAAACAAAATTGGCCGACCAATGAATACCCGCGAAGCTGAAGCCTATGTGGCGGCCATGATGCGTAAAGATCCTGCCAAGTGGACGCATGATACTGTATGGGTAGCTCCGGCTGACATAGATATAGACGAAGGTTGGAAAAATGCTGTAGCCAGTGCGGCCTTGGCCGGTGCTACTGCACTAGGCGCTCCTACAGCACATGCTGGCTCTGTGCAAGCTGGTGCCTTGCAACAAGCCTTAAAACAACAGGTATTGATGAAAACTCAGTTGCCAAAACCACAGGTACCACAGGCGCCACAACCAAAACCAGATGATGAAAAGAAAGAGCCAGCCAAGGAAGCGGCTAATCCAGCACAGCAGGCCGCCATTGCCATCAATATGAAAAAACATCATGTCAAGCCTAAGCATGTAAGTGAAGACGCTATTCCTGGCAAGATGGTCACACAAGGCTTTGTGGTGGAATATGATCCAGCTACCCAAGCTGTGACTATCAGCAAACGTGGTCAAGAACTGGATCGTTTTAATTTCAAAGGTCAACCCAACCTAATCAGCTTCCAGCGTACTGTGGCCAAGCGTGTTAAGGATCTAGAAGATGATCTGTATGGTGCCGACCAAGAACCGGGAGTAGTAAGCCTCAGCAGAATAAAAGTGCCAGGTCGTGGTTACGGTTATCAAGATCTAAGTGAAGATGCCACAGAAAATCGCAGGATGGCCGAGGATTCAATCTTTAAACGCATTTTGGTAAAACATCGCAATCTCATTAGAGAATTTGGTAATGATAAAGTGGTACAAGCTGTAGAGTCGGTAATCTACAACATTGGTGATTTGGGCAACATCAGCGAAGGTGATGTCTCGACCTGGGTACATCAAGTTGAACAGATTCTGGGTGCCGAATGAAGATTTCAGATTTTCACATAAGAAATCACGACAAGCTGGATGAGATCCTGGTGGGGTTGTGTCAAGTAGCCATACGACGATATGGCAGTGATCCTAATCAGTATGGCGCAGTAGCATCAGCTGTGTTGGACAACAACAATAGATTGGTAGTAGCTGGCAGTTACAAAGTTGATGGCAAATGGGTACATGCCGAGCGAGCGGCCATAGACAAGTATACCCAACAGTTTGGTCCAGTGCCCGAGGGCAGTATCATTATAACTACTTGTAGTCCCTGTACTGATCCCATGCCAGATCGCGTGGGTTCTAGCTGTGAAGACCTAATCAGCTCCACCGCGGTACATAAAGTGTATGCTGGTTTTAGAGATCCTAGTCAACATACCCGTGACCACGACAAGACCTATCATTTGCAAATTACTCGTAATAAAAAAATACAGGAATTATGCGGACTGTTTGCTAATACCTGGTTAAAAAAAGATCTCAATGAACTTAGCTTTTTAGGTAGCACCTGCACCAAAGATTGTTCGGGACACCGAGCCGGGTATGCCTGGAGCCAAAGCAAAGGCGGTCAAGTAGCACAGAGTCCGTTTAGTCCCAGCTTCAATAAAGGCAGTCAACTTTATGTGGACGGTAAGTAAGCATATGAACGATTACCCAGTATGGCCCGAAGACGACGGTTATGATAGCCCAAGAAATCCTTACGCCCCTTGCTGAAGTAGACCCCAATACCTTAAAGGGTAGCGACAGTACGAATCTCAATCTTGAAAGATTCTGGGCTATAGCCGAACTGTCTCGCATAAAAGATCAGTTCGATACCATTTACATTTTAGGATCATGGTACGGCAATGTAGCCCTGATGCTGTTTATGCTGGAACGTTATATACACTTTGACCGCATCATTAACGATGAAACCGATGCTAAAGCCTTGCATGTAGGGCAAAAGCGACTAGAGCGCATGGGCTTGGCAGACCGTACCCAGGCTATGCTCAAAGATGCCAATCGTTTAAACTATCAACAGTTGGGCGACAACGGCCTAGTTATCAATTTAAGTTGTCATAATATTCCTGCTCTTGAATGGTTAGATCATATACCCGCAGGTACTACGGTTGTGTTGCAGGCTCGTAATAATGATCCTGGAGCTCAAAATCAATACAAGAATTTTTCACAGTTTGATAGAGACTTGCCCTTGACACAAACTCTTTATCAAGACACCTTGCCCTTAACTGATCCGGACGGGGCATACGAACAATATATGAAAATTGGAATCAAATAGAATACACTACCTTAGGACCTTATGGTTACTGGTGTATGCCCGGCTGCTGGGCTAGTTATTATGGGAGTCGTGCCCCGGAATGGTGACTTAAAGTGAGCTTTACCAAAATATCATTGACTTTGACAAATAATCCTGTATAATAGTTGAACAAAGGAGAATTCAATGTCTAACAACAGAACTTTTAATACAGCCGAACAGGCTAAACTGACCCAGGTCATCAACGAAGGTATGCAGGTCACCATGGAGATCGAAACTCTTACAGGCGGTCTCAACGACACCATCAAGGCCATTGCCGAAGAACTGGACATCAAACCCAACATTCTCAAGAAAGCCATCAAGCTGGCACACAAGGCTGAATTTGGTCGTGAGCAACAGGACCACGAACTGCTGGAAACAATCTTAACTACAGTTGGTAAAACACTTTAACAAGGATGGAAGCCTTTAGATTCAACAATCTAGTTTATATACCCATCACCAAACATGCCAGTACATCTTACAGGCACTTGTTTAAAAATGTGTTAGAATGGCAAGAAATACAGACCGACGAAATAGATTGGTCAAAGGATTATGTTTTTGCACATCTGTTGCACCCTTACACTAGGCACTTAAAAGGTATCACCGAGTGTGTTGCAAAATACAATCTTTGCAGTCTGGTTGATAACGACAATTTTTTAAAATTGTTAGGAACTGCTGTGTTTGATCTGCATTCGTATCCCTTGTCTGCGGCATTTGGTGATTGGTTATACAAAATTGATTGGATACTTTTGGATCATCACATATATGACAGTGATTATCTTACCTTGACTTTTTTAAATCAACACGGTGTAACATTAGATGCTATTCCAAAATTGAATATCAGTTATCCAAACGAAAAAGAATTATTGGAAAAAATAAAAAAAATTAGGGATGCCAATGATTTAACCGGAACTCTCACTTATTTTTATGAGCAGGATGTAGTTTTGTATGACAGGGTCAACAGATACAGTAAATATCATGAACTCAATAATGATCGGTCGTGGAATGAATGCAGTTGGTTAACAAATTATTCACCGATAAAGACTAAAGTTGAATTGTAGTATGGGTCGCTCACACAACGAGCATGAATCAAGGTCAGTGGGCCATAAGCCACAGGAGAAGAATGTATATTGATGCCTTATTTGATCGTGAACACGATCGCATACATGTAGTTGAGCGTAGAGACGGCGAACGGCAGTATCGCGAATATCCAGCTAACTATGTTTTCTATTATGAAGATGCCCGAGGTAAATTCCAAAGTATCTTTGGCACCGCAGTCAGTAGATTTTCTACCCGCAACAACAAAGAATTCCGTAAGGAACTTCGCATACAGTCGGGCAAGAAATTGTTTGAGTCTGACATCAATCCAGTATTTCGTTGCCTAGAGGATAACTACAAAGGTCAAGATGCTCCCAAGTTAAATGTAGCGTTCTTCGACATTGAAGTAGACTTTGACCCAGACCGTGGATTCAGTCGTCCTGAAGATCCGTTTAATCCTATTACCGCTATTTCAGTTTATCTGCAATGGTTAGAACAGTTGGTCACACTTGTAGTTCCGCCCAAGCACATGAGTCAAGAAACTGCACAAGAAATTGCTTCAGAGTTTGAAAACACCATCATCTTTGCAGATGAAGGTGACATGCTAAAAACATTCCTGGATTTAATTGAAGATGCCGACGCTTTGTCTGGTTGGAACTCAGAAGGCTTTGACATACCATACACCATCAATCGTGTAACTCGTGTGTTAAGTAAGGACGACACCAGAAGATTTTGTCTCTGGAATCAGTATCCCAAGAAGCGCACATTCGAACGCTTTGGTGCTGAAAACGAAACTTATGATTTAATTGGTCGGGTGCATATGGACTATATGCAACTATACCGCAAGTATACTTACGAAGAACGACACAGTTATAGTTTAGATGCCATTGGCGAATACGAACTAGAAGAATCAAAAACTGCATTTGAGGGGACCTTGGATCAACTGTACAATCAAAACTTCAAAACATTTATTGAATACAACAGACAAGATACCTTGTTGTTGGCCAAACTAGATAAAAAATTAAAATTCTTGGATCTGGCCAATACCTTGGCACATGAAAACACAGTTTTACTACAAACTACCATGGGTGCTGTGGCTGTAACTGAGCAGGCCATTATTAATGAAGCACACGAGCGTAGCATGGTTGTGCCCAACCGTAAAGAACGCTACTCAGATGAGGATACCCAGGCCGCGGGCGCCTATGTGGCCTATCCACGCAAAGGTATACACGAGTATGTAGGTAGCATAGACATCAACAGTCTATATCCAAGTGCAATTCGTGCCCTTAACATGGGACCCGAGACCATTGTTGGACAACTACGACCTATCATGACTGATCGTTATATTGCCGACAAGATGCGTTCGGGTTCCAGTTTTGCGGCCGCATGGGAAGGCTTGTTTGCTACCTTAGAATACACCGCGGTAATGGAAATGCAAACTAGCACAGAAATCACTATAGATTGGCAGAATGGTGAGGAGAGCATACACAGTGCGGCCGAAGTATGGCACATGATTTTTGATTCAAACCAACCCTGGATGCTCAGTGCCAACGGTACTATTTTTACCTATGAGCGAGAAGCCGTAATTCCCGGTTTGCTGAAACGTTGGTATGCTGAGCGTAAAGAGATGCAGGCCAAATTAAAGGAGGCAAAAAATGCAGATGATGAAGAGTATTGGGACAAGCGTCAATTGGTTAAAAAAATTAACCTCAACAGTCTCTATGGTGCTATTCTTAATCCTGGTTGCAGGTTCTTTGATAAGCGTATCGGTCAGTCCACAACTCTTACTGGCCGTAGTATTGCAAAGCACATGGATGCTTATGTCAACGAATGTATCACTGGCAAATATGATCATGTGGGCGAAGCTATAATTTACGGTGATACAGACTCATGTTATTTTACTGCGTATCCTGTGTTGAAAGATGACATTGAAAAAGGCAACATGACCTGGAGTCGAGAGATTGCTGTGCAGTTATATAACAGCATTGCCGACCAAGTCAACGACAGTTTTCCAGGTTTTATGGAAACTGCTTTCCATGTGCCTAGAGAGATGGGCAGTGTGATCAAGGGCGGTCGTGAGATTGTGGCCAGCAAAGGCCTATTCATTACCAAGAAGCGTTATGCTGTCATGTACTATGACAAAGAGAACAAGCGTGTAGATACGCATGGAAGTCCAGGCAAGGTCAAGGCCATGGGTCTTGATCTTAAGCGTAGTGACACTCCTAAGGTGATCCAAGAGTTCCTAAGCGAAATTCTTGATGATGTTCTACTTGGTGCCACCCGTGAGGAAATTATTGAAAAAATTCGCGAGTTCAAATATAAATTTAAAGAACGACCAGGTTGGGAAAAAGGCAGTCCCAAGCGGGTCAACAACTTAACCAAATATTCCAAAGAGGAAGAACGCCTAGGCAAGGCCAACATGCCTGGCCATGTGCGGGCAGCCATTAACTGGAACAATCTGCGCAAGATGAATAGCGACAAATACAGTTTACAAATTGTCGACGGTATGAAAACTATCGTATGTAAACTAAAATCTAATCCGCTTGGATGGACATCAATTGGATATCCTACAGATGAATTGCACTTGCCACAGTGGTTTAAAGACTTGCCATTCGACGATGGAGAAATGGAAGCCACTGTTGTAGATCAAAAACTAGACAATTTACTCAGTGTGTTAGAGTGGGACCTTGCGTCGGCTACCAATACTGAGAACACTTTTCAGTCCTTGTTTGAATGGTAATATGAAAAAATTAAGTGATTTAGTTGCCTACAAAAATAAAATCGATCAAGTATCAATTGAATCGGCGCAGACATTTGTTAATTTAGAACTGAGCAAAATTAATTATCTAGTGCGGGATGATGAGTTGGCTCAACAACTAGCCGAAATCAATTCACAATTCAAAGTCTTTGATGCCAGATTTGATCAAATTAAAAAAGATTTGCAAGATCAAATTTCTGAAGCCGAGCGTCCTTGGATACAAGAAGGCTATAATCTTTATGATCAAGGTGAAGCCAATTATGCCAATGACATACTCACTGGGCGTCCAATCGATTCAGTCGAATCTACACCGTTTCGTGCTAGAGTGGCAAGACACAACACCTGGAAATATCCGGCTATGATTATTCGCCCTGGATTGGATTCATTTATTGAAAGCATGGTAGGATGTGATCCTCTTTACTTTGTAGATTTATCACACGAATTTTTACAGCCTGCTATGAATCGATTCAACACAAAATATCAAAGTCGTCTGAGGTCCTATGTAGTCCGTGAGGACCTTGACAATGAAATACTAAAACAACTGCCCGATAATCAATTTGGTCTTTGTATTGCATTTAATTATTTTAACTATAGACCATTTGAAATAATTAAAAAATATCTTGAAGAAGTTTATCAAAAACTTAAACCAGGTGGTTATTTTCTTTTTAGTTTCAACGATTGCGATCGGCAAAGTGCTGTAGAATTAGTTGAACGACATTTTGCATCTTATACTCCAGGACATTTGGTACGCCAATTAATTTCAACTGTAGGTTACGAAATTGAGTATTCTTGGAACGATGATGGACCAATAACCTGGATTGAAGTTTACAAGCCAGGAGAATTAGATTCATTGCGAGGCGGACAAGCCATAGCAAAAATATTACCAAAGTAGTTGCAAATTCTAAATAACCCCTGTATAATACACAAATAAGGAGAATTACCATGAGAGACCATTTATTAGATTTAGTAGAACACACATATGATTTGGGCTGTATTGACCTGGTCAAAATTACCGGCGATGACAAATCCACAGTTATTGCTGGCCTAGCCGAAGACAAAAGCCTTATTGTAAACGGTGAGTTTGCAGGACCGGTCGCAGATTTTATTGGTACTTTTGGCATGCCCAATCTAAACAAGTTAAAGATTTTGTTGAACTTGGAACCCTACAGAGAAAAAGCCAAGTTAGCTATTACTCGCAAAGATACTGGTGCACTGGATCAGTTGACTTTTGAAAATGCCGACGGAGATTTTAAGAACAGCTATCGTTTCATGGCCACAGAAATTATCAATGGTAAACTCAAAGATGTCAAAATGAAACCAGTTACTTGGAATGTAGAATTTGTGCCCACAATAGCTTCAATTCAACGACTCAAAATGCAGGCAAGCGCCAATGCTGAAGAAACCAATTTCAAAGCACGAACTGACGGTACCGACTTGAAATTTTATTTTGGTGATCACTCAACTCATGCAGGTAACTTTGTGTTCCAGGCCAATGTGGGCGGACAACTCAAGCGTGAATGGTCTTGGCCAGTAAAGGTTGTGATCAGCATTTTGGATTTGACCGGCGACAAAACCATGCGCATTAGTGACGAAGGCGTGGCCGAAATCACTGTCAACAGCGGTGTCGGTGTTTATACTTACAAAATCCCAGCACAAAGCAAGTGATATCTGTGTCAAGATTTCCTGGCGCAACTTGGACAAGCAGTCATGTTTATGGTGATATTCTTTTAAATCATAAACAAAAATTGTTTTATGTTAACATACCAAAGTGCGCCAGTTCTTGGATGAAGCGTTACTTGGAATTGCTTGGAGAAAACGGCAAAAATGCCGAAGACAATTGGAACAGTGGCAATTTTGCTACAGATACAGTCGACGAATATCGACCTGTAATAGTTTTGCGCGATCCAGTTGAAAGATGTCTTTCCATGTGTCCTGGGCTCCGTAGAATGCACGAAGAACAGTTTGTCGAAGAATTACCTAAAGTGCTTGATAATTTTTCTACCTTTATGCAAGATGAACATTCAGCTCCACAAACAGATTTTATTCAGGGCATAGATTTATCCAGTGCAGTATTTTTTTATTGCGACCGTAATCTGTCCAACAATGTCAAACATTTTTTAGAATCAAAACAAATTTATATAGATCCGCCCGAACCGTTGAACACACAACCAAAAAATGAACTGTTTGATCGTGGAGTCAAGATCTGGCAATCAATATTTGCTAATCCTGAATATCTTGCTCGATTTAAAAAAAATTACATCAACGATTACAACTTAATTAACCAGGTAACATTTTATGAAGCAAGATAATCTAACAGCCAAGCAAAATGATTACGCCGTATTTTTGCCAGCCATCAGTGGTTTTTATGCTACCTTTGTAGGCAAACAGCGTGATCCAGTCAATGGTCCGTATGTAGATCCTACCAGGATGCCTACCGGCATTAAGGAAATGGAACAGATGAATTGGCTCAATGATCAAAAGGGCCTGTTTCCTTACAAGTGGAGCTTGTACTCGGGTGGACATGCTAACTTGGATCTTAACAAGCAGGACTGGTCAGAAGACATGGTTCGCAATAGAGATCCCAATACACTACTACTAGGCGACTCGGGTGGATTCCAGATTGCTAAAGGCCTATGGGAAGGCGAATGGCGCGACCCAACTAGTCCAGCAGTCTTGGCCAAAATGGCCGAACTTCAAGCACGCGGTGTTGAGCATGTGCCAGATCTTAAACCTGATGGAACTCCCAAGCATGATAAAAAAGGCAACACCAAATACATTAAGATAGATCATGTAAAAAATTATCAAGAGCTATTGGATGCTGCACAAAAGAAACGCGAATTGGTTCTCAAATGGCTAGATGGTATTGCCAACTATGGTATGATCTTGGACATACCAACCTGGGTTATCCATGACAAGAATGCCAGCGACAAGTGTGGCATTACTACTCTAGAAGAAGCGGTAGATGCTACCAAATACAATAATGATTACTTTATGAAGCACCGCAAAGGTGTTGCTAATGGTGGTGCCAAGTTCTTGAATGTGCTACAAGGTGCCAATCATGCTGATGCAGATCGTTGGTATGAAACTATGAAGGTTTATTGCGACCCTAAGGTATATCCTGACACGCACTTTGATGGGTGGGCCATGGGCGGACAAAACATGTGTGATGTACACCTGATTTTGCACCGATTAGTGGCTCTAAGACATGATGGGCTATTACAAGAAGGCGTACATGATTGGATGCACTTCTTGGGTACCAGCAAGTTAGAATGGGCAGTGTTATTAACCGATATTCAGCGAGCTGTGCGTAAGTATGTAAATCCTAAATTTACCATCAGCTTTGATTGTGCCAGCCCATTCTTGGCTACGGCTAATGGACAAGTTTACCATCACATTGATCTTCCACACGAAGGCAAATGGTGCTATCGTATGAGCCCAATTGCTGATGATAAAAAATATTCAACCGATACCAGAGCCTATGGTCCAGCTGTGTTAGCTGACAAGCTGGTTGATCATTTTGACGAATCGCCAATTAGTCAGCAACTGACCATGAAAGATATTTGCATTTACAAACCGGGCGACCTAAATAAAATAGGCAAGGAAGGTAAGACATCATGGGATTCATTTAGTTATGCCTTGTTAATGGGGCACAATGTTTGGATGCATATTGAAGCAGTACAACGAGCCAACAGAGAGTATGACGCTGGTCGTTATCCTTACATGATGCGAAATGAAAACGGTGAAAATGAATACTTCCGCGACATTGTAGATGCTATTTTTGCCACCAATGATCGTGAATTGTCTGAAAGCATTATCAAACACTACGATCGATATTGGATGGACATTGTAGGAACTAGAGGATTTAGTGGTAAAAAAGCCATGAATCACCACAGTCAATACAATGCTTTGTTTGAGGAGGTTGAACCCTTACATGGTTCAAATGAGGATGAAGTTGAATTTGATCAATCAAAACTGGATAACTTGGAGGCTATATGACTTGGGAACGCCGTATCAAACATTTAGAAGAAGCACACCATGTGTTAGACAAACGCATCGACGGTTTGGAATCGACCGGTGTGTTTGATGATGTAGAACTGAATGATTTGAAGAAACAAAGGTTGCAATTGAAGCGACAAATTGTTACACTTAAACAAGATCACAATCCCGCAACCCATTACACGACTGAACAAAATGATTAGAGCAGGGCACGAAGAAGTTAGTTTCTTTACCGGTACCGAAGTGGAGCACACTCCGGCATTTGGCAAGGCCACCTTGTTTGTGGTAGGCCTACAAGATCCACAAATTGTTTTGCAAGAAGCCAAGAACAATGATTGCGAGCATATCTATTTTGGTGCCAATCAAAGTTTTCCAGCACTTGACAAGAACGATGCCGATGGTTGGCGTGATTGGGAAGTCATGGTCCAAGACTGTCTGGAAGCCGGCTGGTTATGTACTTTGGATCTAGATCATCAACAGGCCGAAGGCCTGTTAGAAAGTGCCCTGGTTGAGTTCCACAACTTTATTCCCATGATATCGGTCAAGCTCCCTTACATCAAACAGTTTGGTTACAATGCTGTTATCAAGATTGATGACAAGGATTTTGCTGCCACCAATCCTGGAGTATGGTGTTTGAGTTTACATGATTTATTAAAAAGACATCGTTTCACAGACTGGTCTAAATATACCAAGGACGAAATAATCAAATGAGAAACTGGCTAAGACAACGCTTGCTCAACCTGTTGGTAGGTGGCGATGCAGAAGTAAAAGTTGTAACTAGAGGACGAAGCCGACTCAGTCGCGACTTTGACGAAATAGAATGTAGTGACACTCCCGGTATCGATCTTCCGGACCCAATTCGCTTTCGTGTACAGCAGGTGCAAGGCGGCACAGTGATCGAGACCAAGTGGTATGATCCCAAGAAGGACGAAGAACGGGTCAAACTGCATATTGTCACACCTGACGAAAACTTATCTGAATCAATTGGCAAAATTGTAACCATGGAGTTATTGCAAAAATGATACAAGAACAAAAAGCAACAGTAGATCGCGTTATGTCTGCAGCACAGCGTCAAATCTGGGTAACATTCCGCAAGGAAGGAATCCATCGCTACCCAGCGGCGGCCACAGATCCCAAACTATGTACAGCAGGAGAATATGATGTATCGTTTTTGGCTAGCCCTCATCGTCATATGTTTCATTTCCGCGTGGCTATCGATGTGTTCCACAATGATAGAGACATCGAGTTTATTCAATTCAAACGCTGGCTCGTTAATCTGTATCAAGACGGTGTGTTGGCGCTCGACTGGAAAAGTTGCGAGATGATGGCAGATGACCTATATATACAGATAGCGGATCGTTATCCAGATCGTGCTGTAGTAATTGAAGTGTCCGAAGACGGCGAGAACGGATGCTGCATTAGTTATAACCTTACTCGTCCAACCCAATCAATTGTAATTTAAAAGGAAATACCATGGGCAAGCCCCTGCATCGTCCGCATCCTAGAGCTGTACAGGCCTGGGAAGACCTCTCACACTACTTGGAGTTTTGTCGCGAATACGGATACCGTTATAGAGAAGAAGATCTCTACAACTTCCGTGCCTATGCTTGGCAACAGTACAACAAGTTTAGTCAAGGCAAAAACGCCAAGAACATGTGGGAAGAAGATGCCCGCAGATTCTCAGGATATCGTCGCCATGCGTAAGCTATTCTACATGGGTCTAGAGAGTTATGAAGCTCGCTATACTCTACAACTGACCGAATGGAATCGTCAAGTATTCGATCGTCGCGGTCTAGATGTGGTCTATGTTCCAGGTAATACCATTGATAACACACAGAGTATCAGTGTAGGCCAAGTGCTAGACGCACATGGTCGCAGTTACTTTGGTATGAGCCAGATGATGAATCTGGTTCAAATGATGCGCAATGGAGAAGTTACCAGTGAAGATGTCGTCTATTTTGAAGATATGTTCACCGTCGGTATCGAGAGCTTGCCTTACATCCTGGATCAAGTTGATCCTGCTCAGCGTCCCCGTATTTTTGTTCGTTGTCTTGCTCAGGCCATTGATCCTGACGATTTTGTTCATGTATGGGGCATGGCTAAGTGGATGGACCTATATGAAAAAATGGTCAATGAATTTGTTGACGGCATTTTAGCTACCAACGAAGAGATGGTGGCTCACATGCGTATTGCTGGTTGGTCGGCTCCTATCTATAATATTAGCGGTTTAGCATTTGGTAAACAAGAAGTTCTTGACCGCATCGGCGGAGTTGAAAATATTAAATCATTTGCTAATCGAACTCTGCGTGTAGGATTTGCAGCTCGGTTTGATCAAGAAAAACAGCCAGGTTTCTTTATGGATCTAGTTGACGAATACCACCGCCGGTATCCACACATGGCGGTTGAGTTTGCCATCATGCAAGGTGGTGCTCTACGCAGTAACAATCCTGAGTATGTGGATCGTGCTAGACAGTTAGAGCAAGAAGGTAAACTTGTGATTTATGAGAACCTAAAGAAAAATGATTACTATAGTTTGCTTAACGATACTCGTGTGCTGTTTAATTGCGCTTTACAAGACTGGGTTTCAAATACAGTATCAGAAGCAGATACGCTTGGATCGAATGTTTTATATCCTGCTTATCGTAGCTTCCCTGAAACTTTTGCTAACGATGCCGACCGTCTCTATGTACCTTGGTCGTTAGATGATGTAATTGATAAATTGACGCCGTTATTACAAAAACCACACGCAAATCAAGGCCTGATCAGCGACTGGACCGATGGTACAGTAGATCGTATTGTAGATATTTTACAAGGCACAGGTGAACAATGGAATCGTGCTGGTAATCGTTATCGTGACCGAGTCAGTGAAGCCAAATATCAACTAGGAACAATCAAATGAAAGTGATGGTAACCGGGGCCGCCGGTTACATTGGCGGCCAAACTGTACTCAAATTGACAGATGCAGGCCATGAAGTATTAGGAGTAGATCTGGTTAAACCGTCGTTGACTCTGGAACAACTGCCCAACACCTGGTGGTGTATTCACGACTTTGCCAGTGAAGTTGGATTGTCTACTATTGGCATGTTTCAACCTGAAGCTATTATTCATTGTGCTGGTACTAGTTTGGTTGGGCCTAGCATGACCGATCCTAGACTGTACTACGACAACAACTTTGTCAAGACCAAGCGCCTATTAGACCACTTGATTGACAATCAAATGACTGGAATTAGATTCATTTTCAGTTCGAGCGCAGCTACCTACGGTAATCCAGTTATAACTCCGGTACAAGAAATAGATCCTGCCGAACCCATCAGTCCTTATGGCCAAAGCAAGCTCATGATCGACTGGATGCTCGAAAGCTACCAACAAGCCTACGGCTTAAACTATGTGAGTTTTCGTTACTTTAATGCCTGCGGCGCTGACAGTTTAGCTCGTCACGGACAAGCACCGGGTGCCACACACATCATTGCTAGAGTTTTGGAAAGCATCAAAAACAACACCGATTTTATCCTGTATGGCACGGATTATCCCACAACCGATGGCACTTGCATCCGCGATTACATACATGTGGAAGACCTAGCCGAAGCACATATCACAGCTATGAATCAATCGGTGCCCAGTGGCATATACAACCTTGGAAACAAAGTCGGGCACAGTAATCTTGAAGTAATACAAATGGCCGCCGATGTGACCAACACGGCTGTTACTCATCGAACTGGCCTCAGGCGTGCTGGCGATCCTACAACTCTCACTGCCGATGCTGACAAGTTTATGTCAGCAAGCAGTTGGAAACCTAAATTTAGCTTGACGGATATAATCACTCATGCTTGGGCTTGGTATAACCAATGAGCTTCCAAGCCCTATTTGATTTTGAAGCAGCTTTGGCCGAATACACCGGTGCACCTTATGTGGTTTTAACCGACGGTTGCACTCATGCGCTCGAACTGTGTTTCAGGCATGCCGATATTGAACACACAAGATTCTCGGCCTACACCTATCTTAGTGTGCCCATGCTGATGCGTCATCTGGACATACGTTTTGAAATGACCGATGAAGAATGGACCGGAGAATATCAATTCAAGTATACAAACATCTGGGATAGTGCTCGCAGGCTAGAACGCAACATGTATCGATCTGGCCAGATGCAGTGTCTCAGCTTTGGCTGGACCAAACCTTTACAGCTAGGCAAGGTGGGTGCTATCCTACTAGATGATGCGGAGGCCTACCGCAAGTTTAGTCGTCAGCGTAGCGATGGTCGTGACCTTACAATCTCATGGGAAACTGAAACAGATTTGATACTAGGTTGGCACTACTGCCCTACCTTAGAACTATGTGCTCGAGGTCTTGAACTGTTGCCTACTGTCACACCACAATCCCAATCGGTAGTTTATCCAGACTGCAGAAAAATTCCGTTTGGTTCTTGACACGGACCTAAATAACCTCTATAATAGTAACAAGACTGGTCATCCTCGACCCTATAACTCGGAGAAATAAATGGCAGAAGAACAAGAAAAGAATTTGAGCGAAGTAATTCGCGAACAGATGCAAGCACAAGGCAAACGTTTTTGGGCCGGCGACAACATCAGCGACTTTGTGAGCCGTGGCGACAAGGTCTACTTGATTGACGAAGCAACTAGAGCGTTCGAAGGTGTGCTAGATGCACTCTTGATTGATCGTGAAACAGATCCTAACTCACGGGGCACAGCACGCCGCTTGGCCAAGATGTATTATAACGAAATTATGGCGGGTCGATATGATCCAGCGCCAGATTGCACAGCTTTTCCAAATGATAGCGAGGATAGATATGAAGGTATGTTGGTTGTGCGGAGTGAGTTGCGCTCTATGTGTAGTCACCACCATCAGCCTGTTTCTGGTGTTGCCTACATTGGAATTATTGCTGCCAACAAACTTATTGGTTTGTCTAAGTATACTCGAATTGCTCAGTGGTGTGCTCGCCGTGGCACTCTGCAGGAAGAACTCTGCAACGACATCGCGAGAGAAATAATGCGGGCCACCGATTCGGAGCACATTGGAGTCTATATAGAGGCTCAACATGGGTGTTGCCTCAATAGGGGCATAATGGCACACAGCTCTTTGACTCAAACTACTGTTCTTCGCGGAGCATTCCTTAAAGATCCTGCTACCAAAAAAGAATTC